CGGCGGCTCTGGGAGTTCAGAATCTCCTCGTAGGCCGTGCGGCTTACAACACCGCTGGCAAGAACAAAACCTATTCTGGTTCGTTCGTTGTTCCAGACACCAAGATCATCGTAGGTCAGATTGCTGGTGGTGAGTTCACCGCTGGTGGAATCGGGCGCACCTTGGTCTGGGCGGGTGACTCGGCTGGTGGTTTCGTCTCTGAAAGCTATCGTGACGAAGCTCGCCGTAGCCAAGTGTTGCGTGTGCGTATGAACACCGACGAGGTCGTGATTGACCCGAATGCGGCGGTTCGTATCACCACAAACTTCGCCTAAAGAATTGTTGGTTGTTTCATAGGAATGGGGGGAGGGCGAAAGCTCTCCCCCCTTTTCTTTTTTGACATCCTTATGAGCTAAAATCCTCAACCCCGAAATCCCCTTGAAATATCCTATCTCCACCTATTTAATTGCAGGCAATGAGGAAGAATACATTGGCCGATGTTTGGAAAGTTTCAAACCCATTTCAGCGGAGCTTGTTGTCTGCATCGCTAGGGGGAATCTTGTCCCAGACAAAACAGAAGAAATTGCCAAAGCTCTGGGTGCGAAAATCGTTCACTACCAGAATCAAAGAACTGATTGGCCTCACATAGACGATTTTGCAACCGCAAGGAACACGGCTCTTGGTGCGTGTTCAAACGAGTGGTGTTTATGGGTAGATGCTGACGACATAATGGCCGAGGATGGGGCGAAGGTAGTCGAGGAGGCCATTGGCCTTGCCGTTGAAAGGGACGCTCACCTAGTGGCGTTAAAGTACAATGTGGACAACGCTGGGCTCATTCCCCTCCGAGAAGAAATTTCAAAGAGGGGAACTTGCCATTGGAAGAACCGAGTCCACGAGATGCTTATCTCTAAAGAGCCAAACAAGACGATTGGCCTAGATAAGATTTTCAGAATCCACAAGCCTCACGGATATAAGGCCAAAAGTGCTGAAAGGAACTTTAACATCCTAGCCGACACACTTTCCACCGCCCCCAACGCCCTTTACTACCAAGCCCAAGAATACTTCCTATCGAATCAGATGGACAAGTGCATTGAATCCAGTCTGCGAGCCTTAACCTTTTCAGAGTTAGAAGATACGCTCCGCTACGATGTTCTATGCAACCTTGGCCGATGCGTTCCAGACAATGAGAGGCTTTCTTATCTAGGGCAAGCAGTAGCCCTGCAACCAGACCGCCGAGAGGCTTATTTTTATATAGCAAATCATTGGGCGGGGAAAGGCAACTGGATAAAGACCTATGGTTCGGCAAGGGCGTGTATGTCGCTCCATCGCCCCAAAGCCCACTACTGGAATCTTGTTGAGGCAATTTACAACTGGCAGGCGATGGACATTTACGAGACGGCGGCCGTGTGTGTAGGAGAGGCTGGCGAAGCTGAAAAGGTTAAGAAGATGAGACCCGCCCCCAAGATCAGCATTATCCACGCAACCAAGGGGAGGCCACAAGTCGCTTGGCAACGACGCTGGCAATGGCTTTCCCTAGCCCAAAAGCCACTAGAGGTTGAATGGTTGTTTATGGTCGATCACGATGAGGCGATTGATTACACCCCCCACCAAGCCATTAGGTGCAACCCCGGAGGCATCGTCAACGCTTGGAACGCAGGGGCAAAAATAGCCAAAGGGGAAATTATCGTTCAGATGAGCGATGATTGGACACCACCCCGCCATTGGGATGCCCTAATTTCGACCGCTATGGGGGATACAGCGGGGGAGAAAGTGCTGGCAGTATCAGATGGCCTCCGAACCGATAAACTGCTCTGCATGGCTATTATGACGCAATCTAGGCTCAAGAAGCAGGGGGAGATGTTCTGCCCAGAATACCAAGAGAGCGATGGCATCTATTCCGACAATGAGGTGACTGACCGAGCTTATGAAAATGGGGTGATAGTTGAGGCTAGACATATCCAATTCAAGCACGAGAATCCGATGTTCACCGGAGGCAACCCCGATGACCTGCTTAAAAACCACAATAAACCCGAACACTACCAAAAAGGAAAAGCAATCTATGAAAAACGAAAAGCAAATAATTGGATGTAGAAAAGCAAAAAAGTGGGAAGATACCAAGTCGCTTGGAATGATTAGATTTGGAAAGTCTCGCCCCTGCAAAACCAAGTATGTAAAAGTTGATGTCACCTATGATGACAAGGCCAAGAAGGAACTTTATGAGGCAGGGATGTTAGCATTAAAGCATGACCCAGATGCAGTCATTGAATATGTGATTAAAAAGGCACTTTGCGAATTGGCAAAAAAATGAATGGATATACGAAGCTGGCTTATGGCCATCTTTACCAAGATGTAGTGACTGGGGCTATTCCGACCTACTCAAAAGAGTATTCAGAAGAACGCTATGATAAGTATGACACAACGAGGCCGATGTCGGAGTTGCGATTTGCCTTATGTAAAGAGCTTTTCAAATTTGATTCAGTCCTAGATTTTGGCTATGGGAACGGAGATTTCCTTTCTGTTTGTGCCAATAATGGCGTTAAGTCGTTCGGGTATGATGTTTCTGACTACCCCCTAAAAAAGCCAGTAATCAAAACAAGCTCCCTCTTTATAGATTGTGACCTTGTAACCTTCTTTGATTCGATCGAACATCTTGAGACAAGAAACATATCGAGCTTCCTAGCAAAACTTCACACCAATCAAATTCTCATTTCTGTCCCTTGGTTTCACGATCTGGGGAATGACTGGTTCTACCATTGGAAGCATAGGAGGGAAAACGAACACTTCCACCATTTCACCGCCGGCGGGTTGTGCGAAGTTATGGAGTCGGCTGGGTTCACCCCAATCTATCACTCCAACCCAGAGGATAAGATAAGAAAATCCGACTTGCCCCTTCCCAATATATTGACGATGGCTGGCGTGAGAAATTAAGCGTGGAAAAAACAATCAAATACTCGCAGAGGTTGGGCGATGTTCTTCGTTGCCTTCCCGCTTGCAAGCACCTAGCCGACCAAGGCCACGAAGTTTTCTTTGATTGCTTCGCCCAATACCACAGCATTTTTGAACTGACCAGCTATGTAACAGCTGGGAGCAAGGGGGATGTTTTAGATTTAGAAATATGGCCGAACAAGTATGAGGCTTACAGAAAGAGCAAAAGAAGCTGGACGGACTTTGTATATAGTCATCCAGAGATAAAGGACGCAGACAAGACCAACATCATCCTCGACAAGCTAGACGACAAACCAGCCATAGGGCTTCCAGAGAATTACAACCTAGTGGCCGCCTTTGGCAATAGCCAAGGATTCTATCGCAATCCGCTAGAGCTTATCACCAAGGCACGAAACGATCTGGGCAAAGACAACTTTTATGTGATGACCCCCCCAGAGATTCAGATTCAAGGGCTTTCCACCTACACCGCCCCAAGCGTTTCAGAGATGGCAAAGGCGATTAGAGGAGCAAAGGATTTCTGGGCTATCAATAGCACCCCCATCGTTCTTGCGTCAGTCGTTAGAAGGGGCAAACCGACTGGCTTTTTTCCTCAGAAGAACGAGTGGGAAACTGACAACATTTTCGACTTTGAGGGGATGTTTAGAATGGATTGACATAGGAGGTGATTTTATGGCGGGAACAATCGACACCTCTTACTTCTCAAATGATCTGCAATTTATGATTGCGGATATGTTCCAAACAGTCACCGGGCTTGCCTCTTCCGCAGTTTCCGCATCAGTCACAGACCTCACAACCGCTAGTGAGCTTGAGATAGGCGGGGAGGTGTTTAGAGTCACCCAGTCTGTCGTTGTCTTGGCTTCGGCAATCTCTGCCCCCACGATTGGTTCACTATGCACCGTGAGTGGGGTGGAGCGTATGATCGGAGGATTTTCGCAAAGCACCGATGGCCTTTCCTTTACCATCGAGCTTGCGGAAATTACTACCTAATGGCCTCAATAGAGAGGGAGGTGGAGAACGCCCTCCTTAATGTTGTTTCAGGGATAGGAGGGGTGAACTTTTTTACGAGTGAAAGAGGGACGGCTCGCACGATGCCAAGCGTCACGGTTCAAGCCACCATCAGCGGAGAGGAGCTTGTGCCTTTCTCTGGCGTATTCAAAACCCCCGCTTCGATCACCTATGTGGCAAGGGCAGACACAACCGCACGAACTGCCTTCGATGCCAAGTTTTATGACATCCTAGAACAACTCTATCGTGACCCAGACTTAGCTAGCTATCTAACCAGCAACTCAAACATAACCTTCTATGTGGCGAAGGTGACTGGGGACAACCCCGCCGTGATTGGGCAGAACAGAACTTGGTCAAGGGCTATGACGCTCGACATCACGGCCACGGCAAAGAAATGAACCAGAGCGTCTTAATCAATATCGAGGATGCAGTTGCCCAACTCCTAACTCCCATCTCTGGGCTGAATGTCTTTACCACTAACCGCATCGGCAAGAAGCTATTTCCCACAGCAGTCGTCTCGGCATCGATGAGTGGGCAGTTGCTTGGAAACTACACCGGAGTCTATGAGGTCTCTGTTTCCGTGGACTACTGCGACACGGCGGCCAAGATCAGCCAAGAGGATTTCGATGCTGAATACTGCTCAATCTTTGAGGCTTTCTATGAGGAAACCCCGCCCCTCTTTACCAAGATTCAAAACAACATTTTAGACACGAAAGTTTATACCGCCCGAATCACCAGCCAAACCCCGACGATCAGAACGGCCAAGAGGGCTTGGCAGAGGGGCTTGAAGATGAGCCTAATTTGCACCCCATCAGAACTAGACGATGGCTTGCGATTCTTGGATTTCAGCGAGCAAAGAAACTCAATGTATGTGGCAGTCATTTAACAAGGGTTAAGGCTATATGGCACTTTCTATTTTAGACGGCAACCAGTCAGCAACTACGCTTTCAACCATCCTTTCGAGTGGGCAACACATAACTGCCCACACGGTTATTAGCCTTGGCACTCAGGCCATTACAGATGTGCGGAGCGCAGTCAGCGGGAGTGTTGTTTCAATCTCTAATTTTCCCGCCTCCCAATCAACCACCTTCGGGGCAGTTACCGGAAGCGTGTCAGTTCTAAATTTCCCCGCCTCTCAATCAGTAACCTTTGGGGCTACAACTGGAAGCGTCTCGGTTCTAAACTTTCCCGCCTCGCAAGCGGTCACCTTCTCTGACGCATCCCTAACCAACACCCAACTGCGAGCAAGCGCAGTTACCGTTGGCGGGACAGTCACAGTTGGGAATTCAGTAACCATCGGAAATTTCCCAGCGACGCAAGCCGTCTCTCTAGCCTCCGTACCGACACACGGCGTTACCCTCGCCAGCACCACAGTAACCGTCTCGGCTTTGCCTAGGCCAACTTGGACAAATTACTCTGGCACAGTAACAACAGCCAACACAGCTATCACGGCAATCAGCACAACGACACGCTCCTATTTGCTTGCTCAAGTCACAACTGGACAGATGTTTTTGAATATCGGAGCAACAGCAACCACCCTTAATAGTATTTATTTTTCTGCTGGGCAGGGATTTGCTTGGGAAACAAGCGTGCCACAAGGAATTGTATCAATTATTTCTACTGTTACTGGAACTAACTATGTTTTGAAAGAGGGTTAAAATGCCTTTTTTCCCGCAGTTTAGCAATTTGTTTGTTCCCCCATTTGATCCTAACGCACCCATCACCACCTCAAGAGCCTTCAACTCTTCTGGGGTACAAGTCGGCGAAACAAATACAGGGGATATACCCGAAAGTTGGGTGCAAGACCAAACCACCGTAACCTCTGTTACCTTTGCAAACGACAACAGCGTAACAAGTATTGGAAATTATGCGTTCGCATCTTGCTCTGCCCTAACCAGCATCACCATCCCAAACAGCGTGACAAGTATTGGAAATTATGCGTTCGATGGTTGCACCAGCCTTGCCACAGCGACTTTACCAACTAATATAAACTTTACGAGTATTGGTGGTTATACTTTCCGAG